TTCAGCATGTCAACCGGCTGACTTTGACACGGCTAAACACTGTCAGGTAGAATCCGCAACGGCACGCAGAAACCCAACCTTTTCAGGAAATCCCATGAGCCAGAAGGAAACCCAAAACACTGCCGAGAACGCGGCCAGCGCGTCGCTCGTTCAGCGCATCGCCGCTCTAGATGTCGGCAAATCCGTCAGCATCGCTGAGCGCCTGGACGGTGACGCCGCGACCAAGCAGGTGATTCAGGAAACCCGCGAACGCCTGCGCAACACCGTGGCGCCGGCCGTCAACCGGGCCAAGGCCAAGACCAAGGCTATTTACACCGTCGAGGGTGGCGAGATCACCACTCGCTCGCTCGACATTCTCGTTGTCGTTGTCATCACGAGGACTAAGTGACTATGCAAACCGCCCCCAACCCCACTCTGCAAGACTACGCTCGACAGATCGTCCGCGAGCGCGAGGAATACGCCGACCAGGTTGCCCGCAAGGCCGTTGCTGCCGTCATGCGCAAGCTAGGCTGCACGTCTATAAGTTTGTCTCGGGCAGACTACGATCGAATCGACTTCAGCGATCTGAAAATCGAAAGCCACGAAGGAACCGACACCATCGAGTTCCGCCTGTCCTGAAATCGCCCTTACTTTTTGGGCCTCGCGAAAGGGCGTACCACCTTACGTCAGTCTGAAATCGTCAAAACATTTCCGACTTTCCGCGAGGCCGTACCACCCTCGATCTCGCTGTTACAATTTTCTTGTTGACACGGTTAAACCCTGTCCCTGACAATTCGCTCACCTCAACTTATTTTCCCAAACATCTATGGACTTCGACGATCTGGACTACTTTCCGCGACGCGGGAAGCGAGCCGAACGTGCCGCCCAGGCCAAGGGTGAGTGGACCAAAGAGCAATGTCTCAAAGTCCTGCGCGAAAGCGGACTGAGGTTCCACGAGGTTCACAAAGGCGACGTGTGCGTCTTTCGTGAGCACGGTAAGCCGACAGTGGACTTCTTCACACGCAAAAGCCGCTGGCAGATTCGTGGCTTCAAAAAGACCACGCACGGCACCGTTGCAGAGTTCATCGAGTGGTATCAGCGCTTGCGGGAGACCGACCAATGACCTGCGAAAAGATGGAACTGCTGCGCATCATTGGCTCGGTCAGCATCGTCGCAATCGTCGCCGCAGTCGGCCTGGCGATTCTCGCGCTGATCAAAGAATGAACGGCGATTTCGAACAGATCGAGCGGCTGCACCGCCGCCTGGAACTTTTCTTGGGCCAGGAATGGGCGGAGCAACTGATCATCGCCCTGCACAACATCAGCAAGGCGAGCAGCCGATCGTATCTGGAACTCCTGGAAGAAGCCGCCGAAATCGTCGTTCGGACGGCCCAATAAACCCACTCTCAACAAGGAAAGGAAATGAACGACTACCACAACGGCGACAATTTGGGCCTTGAGCCGACGACGCCGGGGCAAGTGATGGGCGCGGACGTGGCCCAGCCCAAGCGCCGCCCGTATAACGCCAGCGGCTCACTGAGCGAGTACGGCATTTTTCCTGAATGCGATGCCACCCCCGCCGCCCAGGCCGGCGGGCAGGCACAGGCCGCTATCGACGCCGCCATGCAGCGCACCAGCGATGGAGGTACGGAATGAAAGTCACGCTATACAGGCAGCCCTACGGCCACACGGTAGATTTGGACATCACCAAGGTTCTGCCAGAGGACGCCGCGTTTTTCGAGAAAAACAACATCCGCATCAGCATGGAAGAAGTGGGTGGCATGTTCGCCATCTATGCTGACGATGGGGCCAAAACCGAGGACGGCGAGCCAGACGAGCTAATCGAACTGTCTCAGGGGCGAACGTGCGAGGAAACATTGCACGCGCTGCGCAAGCAGTGCGAGCAGCGCATCACCGCGCGGGAGGGCGAGCAATGAACGACAAGCACATCAACGACGGTGGGCCGGCGTTTCCTGAGGCAGGGCCTCGCGGAATGGCTGCCGGTGGCGAGGGCATGTCCCTGCGCGACTACTTCGCGGCCCGGATGATGGTCTGCGAGATTGAAAGAGAAATAAGACAGCACAAACCGTACAACTACCTCAATGCGGCAACCAGGGCGTACCGCATGGCAGATGCAATGCTCAAGGCGCGGGAGGTGCGCAATGACTGACCGCTACGAGAAAATCCGCAAGGCGCTGTCGCATGAAATATGGGCAGCTGCGCAGTTGGCCCCCGGCGAAGGAATCGTGGATGGTGTAGCCCGCGTAGAAGCTCTGCTACGGGAGGTACTGGCAGCGTTGAAGGCCGAGAACGAGATGCTGCGCGAAGCGCTGAAAGACGCCGACAGCGAAATGGATTGGCTCGATGAGGATATGGACACGTGCGACCACTCGGTCGGAGTGTGCATGTGCTCGTACTGGAGCGTGCGGCGAAAGATGAAAGCCGCGCTGGCGCGGGAGGATAAGCATGACTGACCGATCCAAAGCCATCACCCACGCCGACGATTGCTGGTCGTGGGGGCTTGAACACTACGAGTGCGCTGTGCGGGAGATTGAACGGCTGCGCGGTGCCCTTGAGGAGTGCCATGCCCTGTCCGTTGAGCGATGGAAGCTGCTGCTGGCGGCCGAGGCCGAGAGAAAGCGGCTGCGGAAGAAACTCGCCAAGATCGACGCCCTGCTGTGCGACCAGGAGGAAGGGAAGTGAGCGACGAGATGATGTTCGGCATCGCAAAGATGCCATACGAGATGGCGATGGGTGACGAAATGTCCCGCCGCCAGTTCTACGCAAACACGCAGCGCCTTGCCGCCGCCCTCGAAGCGGCGCGGGTGGATGCGGCGCGGTATCGGTGGCTCAAAAAATACGCGTTCTGCGGCGTATGGGCACGTGGTGACGGGATCGCGCTGGTTGTTCCACGGGCTGCTAGGGCAGACATTGACTCTAAAATCGACGCCGCCCGCGCCGCACTCGCCGTCCAGGGCGGCAACTAACCATCACCCCATCAAGGAAAGGAAATGGACTTTGTTTTCCGTCTGATTGCTCAGTACATCGCAAAACGCCCGGCCCTGGTTGATCGCATCCGACATAAGGCCTGGCGCAATCCCTACAGTTCGATTGCCAGCCGTGACGGCACGCGGACCTACATGTACCGCGCCTGGCTGTTCAACCCTTACGAAGATCGCCTCGGCAACCCAATCAAGCGCAACTGGTTCATGCGGCTGCTGCCTTCTATCCGCCTGCATGAAATCATGCTGCCTGATGATGATCCCCATCTGCACGACCACCCTTGGAACGCTCGCACGATCATTCTGCGCGGCTGGTATGACGAAGTGCGCCTGGAAGACGGCCAGTTGGTCAAACACGTTCGCACGGCCGGAACAACCGCTCGCCTGAACTTCGGTGAGTTCCATCGCATCGCCAAGAAGGGTTCCGGGCCGATCATCACCCTGTTTATCACCGGCAAATATCGTGGCACATGGGGCTTTCTCGTGGACGGCAAGAAAGTCCCCTGGCGTGAATACCTGGCCCAACGTGACCAAAGCCAGGCCGCCTGAATCACCCTTCTCGGAGAAAGGAATTGGAAGACCGTTTGATTGGTTACATGTCCGAACGAGCCAAGTGGAACCTGCGCGAAACGCTTGCCCGCCTGGCGAAGCTTTACCCCCTCAACAGCCGCATTTCCGTACAGATGCGGCACGGCCAGAAGACCGTGACGCAAGCCGTTGTCGCCGGCCACGAGATCGAGGCTCGTATTGCCGACAACGGGGCAGACGCGATCTCGGGGGATGTTTATCCGCGAGTACGGGTGAAGCTGAAGAACGGCAGCTACCGTTCGATCGACTACACGCAAATCGTTGGTCTTGTGCAAGGGGTGAAAAATGAGTCGCTTCACTGATCTCACGCAAAACCGCCGCAGTCTGATCTTCGTGCAAAGCATGGAAGCGCATCGCAAGGTCACGCAGACACTGAAGGCTAATAGCGTGTCCTATTTCAGCACGCACCTGGTTGGGAGCACGAAGGCTATGGCTCGTTTTCACGAGTTCCTAGGCCGACAAGGCGCCCTGGTGGTAATGCTGCCCGACCTTACCGATCGTGGCTTCATTCGTGCCGACCAAATCATCTGGATCGCCGGCGACAAGTACCCGCACGAACCGGACCCTGAGAACGCCAGCCGCAACGCTTGCTATCAGAACGCCATGTTTCGCATCCGGGGGACCGAAGCGCCGCGTATCGTGCTGAGGGAGTGCGAGATATGATCGACCTGCGAGGCGAATTTTTGCGCATTGCCCGCATGTTCCAGGTGGGTGAGACAGGGCCGACACATCCGAGCATCCGGTTGATCACAGCGGCCCGCTACACGCTGATTGAACCGAACCCGTCAGGTAACGACGGGGTTTACGTCATCTCGACGGACGGTGCGGTTGCTTGCATCCAGTTCGATGAAACCGGCAAGGCCGACCGACCCTATGTCATCAATATCGACGAGGAAACGGCCGACAAGCTGCGCGGCGCCGAGACGATCAACGACCTGCGCGTGCGGGCCAACCTCGAAAAGCTGGTGATCCGCAACAAGGGTGTTCGCGTCCATTCGGTCGAGCGAGAAGACATCATGTGGCCGGCTGAAATCTTCGAGTGGGCCGGGCCGACCGCCCCGACGCATCGTACCGACAAGTACATCGGAATGTTCCCGAACTGGCGGAAATTCCTTCCGAGCCGAGTGCAGTTGGATGCGATGGAGAAGGGCGTGCCGGGAGTCATCAGCGCTCGATACCTGAGCATCATCGGACGCATGTACGACGACATGCTCGAATACCGAGACGTGCGCTTTCTCTACGAGCCTGCCGGCGAGGGCAAGTTCGAGCGGGCTTATGTGCAGTTCCCATTCCGGCCGGACATGCTGCTGGTGATCGCCCCCATGAAGCCGAGCGATTTCGACATCGTGGGCGGCATCGAGCGCATCGCCAGTCCGATTTGGGATGACGAAGACGAGGACGAGGAGCTATGAGCCGCGAAATCGAAGTCACATTTCCGATCAGCCGCTTCCGGGAAGTCGGCAACGAAGTCGCCTGCATGGTCGAACTGCTCGCCGCGATGCGTAAGGCCGGCATTCCTGCCAAGGGGCGGGTCACGCTGCAAGGGGTCGAGTACGGCACGCTGACCATGCATACAGATAGCGTGTTTGGCGATCTCGTCTACCGCTGGTCTTCGGTCGGACCGGACGGCGAGGACGAAGACCCGGCCGCTGACCTGTAAGGCGCCTGTTACAATTTTCTCGTTGACACTGTTCAACAGTGACTCGGATAATTCGCTCGCAGTCCCCTTTTTCAACTAACTCCCCTATCAAGGAAAGGACGTGAAGTCTTACACCAACTGGATTCATCAAGACGAAGCCCGTGCCGAACTCGTTTGGCACATCGTCAATCTTCAGAATTTCTGCCATCAACTTGCCGAAGAAAGCGGCTGGTGGCGCGATCTGCACACCGGAACGCCGTTGACCAGCCGCGTCTTCGGCGCAACCCGCGATCCCCGCGACCTTCGCGTGAACGTGCCCGAAAAACTGATGCTCATTGTCAGCGAGTTGGGTGAGGCGATGGAAGCTTTCCGCAAGAACCTGGCGGACGACAAGCTGCCTCACCGCATGGGCCTGGAAGTCGAACTGGCCGACGCGGTTATTCGCATCTTCGACCTGGCTGGCGGTATCGGACTAGACCTGCCTGCGGCCATTGCCGAGAAGCTGCGCTTTAACACCGAGCGGGCCGACCACAAGCCGGAGAACCGCCTGAAGGAAGGCGGAAAGACTTTCTGACCATGTACAACGACGTGCGGGTGCCGATCGACAACGCAGCACGAATACTGAGTGATAACCGCCCGGCGAAAGCCGGGCACCTACCGGAAGAAACCGACATGACCAAGACCGTTCCCACTCGCCCAGAAGGTTGGAAGTTCGCGGGCGCTGCTGGCGAATTCACCGTCTGGCACGCCGGCAAGAACGACTACCGCATTACGCGCAGTCCGCAGGGTGAAGTGATCGCCCAGCGCAACCAGTTCGGCCTGGCGCATGCATTCGCGCGCTTCGCTAACGACTTCGGGCTGTAACAACCCCGCCCTGGTTCGCCGGGGCATCACCCGAGAGAACAGCTTCCAGGAGGGCAAGAGAATGAAGCCGATGAAGCCCGGAACCAGGCTCAACCCGAGAAGCTCAGTAGGTCACTGGGAAGGCGTGCTGCGCGATGAATCTGGACGTGTCGTTTGGGCGTGCGGACATCTACACAAGTGCCGCGATGAAAATTCGCGGATTCACGGCAAGGCCGCCCGCCGTTGTGCTGAAGAAGCCCTGGGTCGCTTCGCCAAACCGGCCGGCATGCCCGCAGGGGATGCGCAGCCGGTGGCGCATGGCGCCGCCATCGACGCCGCCCTCTCCGGCCCCACCACCAACGAAGGGCAGGCAAGCGCGGCGTGACGAGTTCGACGACGAAGACCTTTGATTCGGCCGCGCTGACAACATAATGTTGTTTTTACCCTCAATCAGAGATAAGGAATCGCCATGAAATCCATCAACGAAATTGCAGATGCTGCGATCGGTAAGTTCGAAGCTGCGTTTGACGTGCAACTTTCACCGTCACAGATCAATGACGCTCGGCGTATTGCCAGCTTTGCGGCCCGTATTGCCATCGACGAAATGAGACAGGTGCCTACGGTCGATCCGCTTTCCGCACGACCGGACAAAGGCCAAGAAGGTTGGGAGCCGAAATATAGTCGGCCGGTGGCTGTTGGCGGTGTTGCCGTGTCCGACGAAAGCGACTTCCATATCAAGGTGCGCGTCGGTTACACGGGCCTGCTCGCTGTCCTTGTCGAGGCGCTGAACCAGGCGCAGTACGGCAAAGGCGCCGAGCGTCACAACTTGACTGGCAAAGTGCCTTTCGAGCGCCAGCGCATGCAGTTGATCAGCGAACTGATCGGCAGCGTTGACGGCATGACCTACCAAGCCTGCAAGAAGATCACCGAAGGCGTGAAGTTGCCTACGCTGGAACGCCAGGTGGCGGAACTGCTAGGCGCCATCGTCTACATTGCGGGCATGATCGTTTTCCTGCGCAACCGGCAGGGGCGTTATGCCGAGCAATGCGTTGAGCGCTTGAAAGAGAACGTCACGGGCGAAGGACTGAAACCCTCTCCCAAGATCACGATCTAGCTCACCCACAAGGAACCGCTATGGCAAAAATGGAAATCCCGACCGACGAGTTCGACCTGGAACTCGTGCGCGGCAACGTGAAAAAGGCAATGGCCGATGCCGGCGCGAAGTCCGGCGACTTCTGGTCCGTCCCACCCTCGATGCTGCGCGTGATCGACGGCTTCAACGGCCGCATCCGCACCCCTGCTTACCTGGAACACCTGGCCCGCATCAAAGACTCGATCCGCGAGAACGGCTACTACCAGGACAAACCGCTCGCAGGCTTCGTCGCCAAGGAAGACGGCGAGGACGTGATCTACGTCACCGAGGGCCACACCCGCTTCGAAGCCGTGCGCGAGTTGATCGAGGAAGGGCACGAGATCGAGCGCGTGCCTGTCGTCGTCAAACCCAACGGCACGACGATGGAAGACCTGACGTTTGCGCTCGTTACGTCGAACGAAGGCCGACCGTTCACCACGTTTGAGACTGCCCTGATGGTCAAGCGCCTGGTCGGCATGGGCGTCGATGAAGCCACCATCGCCAAACGGTTAGGCTTCAAGGCGGGCAAGGCTTACGTCGATGATCTGTTGTCGCTCGCCGGCGCCCCCAAGGCCATCCGCGACATGGTGATCGCTGAAAAAATCTCAGCGACGCTTGCCATCCAGGAGTTGAAGAGGCACGGCGCAAAGGCCGTCGATCGACTGAAGGCGGCTGTGGCAAAGGCCGAGGCGTCCGGCAAGAAGAAGGCCAGCGCGAAGCACCTGGATAAGCCCGCCAAGCAGTCGAAAAAGGCAGCCAGTGGCAAGGACGCCGCCGAGGCCGGAAAATCCGCGCAGGGGCGCGAAATCGACAGCGACACGGTGCTGTACGACGCCAAGGCTTGCGGTCTGTTGGAACAGGCGTCGAGCGACGCAATCCTGGCCTTCGCGGCCACGCTGCTGAACCGATTCGGGGTCGAGGTCTACATCGAGGTCGAAGAAGCCCCGGCAGAGGAAGTTGAGAGCGTCCAGGAGGCGGCCGAGGAAGACCCGGCCGACGATCTGTGAAAGGGGGGAACATCAAAGGCGGCACGGCAGCCGTGGCCAGGCTGCTGCTCGACTACTACTACGGTAGCCGCCGCATCTTCAAATACGGCCGCTGGCAGGCTGCCCGTTGGGCTGTGCAAATGGTCCTGCGAGAACTGACGGAATCGAGGCGCCAATAGTTGTCTCAACACCGTTTTGTTGTTAAGCCTCCTGCTGGATCATCCAGAATCAGCAGGAGGTTTTTTTCATGGAAGACGAGAAGTTATGGACCGCCCGAGAGCTTGCGAAGTTCATGGGTTATTCTGAAACCACCGTTGCCCGGCTAGTGTCGCAAGCGCCTCACAAGTTACCACCGCGTGTCGAGGGGCTTTCCCGACCACGGTGGCTCCCCTCAGTCGTATTAGAGTGGGTGCGGGGTAACACGGGGAACGCCCAGGCCAGGCGCGGGCGCCCCCGAGCGAATGGGTTCTAAATCGTGCAGCCGGAGTGGTGCTCGCGTTTGGCCTCCAGGTAGGCTTGATGAGCCTCGACTGGATCGTCGAACAGGCCAAGGTGACGATTCCGCCCTTTGACCGATATTTGCGCCTTCCAGCGTCCTGTCTGTTTGTGCCAGGTGACACCGAGGAATCCCGACGTACCGTGCGCACGGGGCTTTCGAATGTTCTGCTGATTCACTGACCGCGACGTGTCCCGCAAGTTCGCGATGCGATTATTCGAGCGATCCGTATCACGATGGTCGATCACACCGCCCGGCCAAGTGCCGTACACATACAGCCAGGCGAGCCGATGCGCGTAATGCTCGGTTCCGTCTATGCCGATGATTATGTAGCCCAATGCCTTGTTTTTGCAGCCAGCGACCTTGCCAGGCCACGTGTTTCGGCTCTTGTGCTTCCAGGTGAAAATCCCCGTCTCGGGGTCATAGCTCAATATCGAGCGCAGCCGTTCGGCTGTTAGAATGTCACGGCCCATGCGTTCATGTGAAGGATGAAGGTTTGGGGAAAGCCCGCTCGGCGTTGCAGCGCTGGCGGGCTTTCATTCTACCGCGTCAATCCAGCTTTGCGGCGAGTTCGCCCGGCTTCGGCGTATAGTAAATGAGAAGCGTCTTGAGCGAACGGTGACCCGTGATGGCCGACAGTTCGAGGACGTTGCTCAGCTTCGGCGCCATCGTCGTGGCTGCTTCACGGCGCGAATCGTGGAAGCGGATGTGCATCAGTCCGACAGCCCGACGCGCCTGCCGAAACAGCTTGTCCAGGTTGCCCGAGGTCAAAGGCACCACGGGCGCCTGGGGCGGTCGGTGTTTGACCAGTCGCAGCAGAGCGATTGCGGCCGACGAAAGCGGCACATCGCGGTCGTCGTCATTCTTTGTGTCGGACAGGTGCGCGTAGCGCTCATCGAAATGGATGTCCGACCAGGTGAGCGACAGGATTTCGCCTTTGCGCATGGCTGTTTCCAAGGCCAAGCAGAAAGCGAAGGCCGCCCACTGCTCTGAGGTCTGCGGCTCGCTTTCCCCGTCCCAGCCCAACTGCTCGATGATCTTGCGCCGGTCGGCAGCCGAAACGCGCTGCGTGCGGGACTTCGGGTTCTTCGGTCGTGAGATCAGATGTACCGGGTTGATGGTCAGGCCGAGGCGCCATTCTCGGATCGCCTGTTTGAAGACTGCCGAGATCAGATTGAGTTCACGGTTCACAGACGATGGTGACACCTCTTTCAACCGCTGGTCGCGCCACTCGGCCATGTCGGGGCCGGTGATCGACGCGGCCGGTCGCTTGAATAGCGGGAACCTCTTGGCGAGCATTTGCAGCCTGATTTGCTCCCAGCGCGTACCCTTCTTGCGTGGAGAGACTTCCTCGGCGTAGCGTGTGAAAAGCGCAGCCAGGGTTTCACCTTCAACCTTGACGGTCTCAGCAGCCACCTTCGGCTCTGCTCCCTCGATCAGTTGCGCCTCTATCTTTGTCGCCCATTCCTCGGCCTGGGCTTTGGTATCGAAAGTCGCGGTGAGGCTCTTGCCCTTGCGCCGGACGATTGCCCGCCAAGCCGAGCCTCGCTTCTGGAAAGTTGCCATGTGCTACCCTTTCTCACGGCTCATTGATGACACTGGTGAGTGGTATCACACATGGTACGAATTGGTACACTGGACCCCGAAGACAAATGAAATTCCGCGAAATTCGATCAGAAAAAAGTCAATGATTTCAATGAACGCCAACAACAGCTTGGTGTTGAACGGTCTTCTCCTGGGCACCATACACCATTGATTTCATTAGGCTTTTCCGGCCTTTCGGTACAGTTTGGTACACCCGCCCTCACTCCCCTGTGGAAAAGTGAGGTTCAGACCAAAAGAAAAGCCCCTTGCGGGGCTTTCCTGTTAGGGCAGTTCTAACCGACCAATCGTCAGGGTGCGTCGATCTCCAAGACCAAGTAATCGCCGTCCTGCCAGTTGGGCATGCCGTCGGGTAGATCGATGACCACGGTTCCAGGCCCCATCGAGTCCGGTTCCATCCAGGTCGGCACCGATCCGTCTGGCGAACCTTCCCACACCTGCTGACCGTTGTGGTAGAGACGCATCGTGCGGCCGGCCATGTCGGCCCAAGGGGTTCCCGGATTTTCGTTGTCCATGAAGGTGAGGTTGATCATGGCGCGGCCGTAAGCCGGGCTTTCGGAATCGTCCGGGCCTTCCTGGGCATAGCAGATTTGCAGCATGCCACCTGACACGCCCAATTCCCCAATCATGAAGTTCTGAGCGGAACCGAGGTCGTACTGTGGCACGCCGGCGTACATGAAGCCCGCCGTGTCGAGTGGTCCAAGCCCCATGTCGATAGCCCGACGTTCGACCGTTATGACGATCGTGCCGGCACCAGTGCTCCAATCTCCGGTTGCAGCGGGCGGTGTGTAAGGGCCGTCGTCACCGCCGTCGTCGAGCAGCCCGTTAAGCTGTTCGAGGGTTTCGTCGATGAGGATAAGGTTGCGAGCCATCGCAGCAGGCGTGCCGCCGTCTGTTGCGGCCAGGCTCTTGTCCAGGGCGAAATCGATATCAGCTTCCGCCAGTTCGATGAGCCGCTTGATTTCAGCCTCGATGATTTCGAGGTTTTCGCGAGCGGCTTTCTCCTGGCCGGCGTCGTAGGTGAACGCGCCACGACGGAAAGCCAGGTCAGCCGGACTGCCGGCCAGATCAGCCAGGCGGACCAGTTCAGCCTCGATCTTGTCGAGGTTTCGGCCGGCAATCAGTTCTTGGCCACCGTCATAGGTCAGGCCGCCGTATTCAAGATTCAGGTAGGAAGTGGTATTCATGTTGTTCTCCAAGAAGGGTTGATCGTCACGGCGTCCTTTTCGGAGCGGTGCGCTCCCAGCCGCATCGCTTGGCGCCCGTTTCGTTGTGAGCCAAGATTTGTTCGGCCGTGGCTTCGGTGAGGATGTCAGCCCGGCTTATGCGGATCGGTTTTGCCCAGTGGCAGCCGCTGTCGGCCACAACAGCTTTAGTCTCGCGACCAATCCCGAAGCAGCCGCTCAATGGGATCGCCAGCAGGCATGCGAGCAATTTCGTCTTCAACACGGTTTCGCTCCTTCGCCGCGTCCAGGGCGTCGGTCAGCACGGCGTTTTCAGCCCGCACGCGCTCGGCCTCGGCCTGGGCGGCTGTCGTCTTGGAACCCTTGCGGTGGCCGGCCAGGAATGCGGCGCCAATGGCCACGAGTAGCGCCAGGCTGGCGGTTAGCCAGCCCTTGACGCGATCGAAAGCGGCCGTGACGATCGAGATCATGGCTGCACCGACTGGACTTCTTTCCGCTTCTGGTAGAGGGCGTAGGCGCCGGCTGCGGCTGCAACCAGCGTCAGCACGATCAGCGTGACGCGCAGCCAAGTCGGCAGACCATCCGTGGCCGTGGAGACCGTCTGCACCTGCTGCACGGCCGGCGTGATGCTCTGGACGATCTCGACCACGGCGGCCGTGCCCGCAGCGGCCGTAGCGGTGCCAGCGGCCGCACCCTGGGGCGTCAGCAGGGTCGATTTGGCAGGCTTGACCACCCCAGCCAGGCGCAGCCCTTCGTCGATCGTCTGCGCGTCGTACCAGGTGTTGAGCGTCTTCAA